ACATTAGAAGCATTACAAAAGGAGATGAGTTATGCAGGACGTTACCGTCCAATCGATCCCACAGATGAGCCAAGTACCAACCGCAGTAGCTCCAAGCAGCTACGTGGCAGTACCAGCGCCTCAAGCTCAAGCACCGAGCTACCAGGGACCGGTCAATTACCAGGTGGGTACCAGTTACCCCCAAGCGGTGCCACAAGCGCCTATCAGCTACCAATCAAGCCCTACTCAGTACGCCCCCCAATCCCAACCGGCGGCACCCCAGAACAGCCCATGGGAATCGGCGTTCAACAAGGTGGTGGGGCTGCTGAGCGCACCAGTCCAATCCCCGTTCCAGGGTCAACCCTCGGCTCCGACGCCAACATACGCCCCGGCCAATTACGGTCAGACGTACAACGGCCAAGCTACGCCCAACTTGGGGACGCAGACCTCGTATCCCAACCAGGAATCCTCAGCCAATTATTCCCAAACTTCCTCGAGTCCCTCACTGCCCGAAATAGCGGACTACCTGGGCCTGAGCAACGAAAGCCGCGAGGTGATCGACGCGTTCGGGGTAGAAGCACCAGCCGTCCTAAATAACTATGCGCTCCAACTGGAGACAATGTTGGACAATGCTGTTGCATGGGGCCAAAAAGCTAATGGTTTACTGCATGGCTATGCAAACTTTGCTGTAAATGAGCATCAAGAGAATCTCGCTTATAACGAAATTCTGACTAATCCTGATGTACTGAGTGACTACACTTTGAAGTTCTTCGGTCCTGAAGGTCCTTATCCTGTATATGAAAGTGAGGGCGAATTGGAAACACCTGGTTATCGCACAGAGCAGGTAGTACCTGGGTACGGGAATTTTCCTGCACCTCCTGATGCTGCTGCTCCACAACAACCCCAAAACTTCTGGGGTGGATTCAATGAGATCATGGCACGAGATCCCCAGAATGCCTGGCGTGTTCTTAACCAAGCTCAACCAAACACTGTAGCTAACAAGCTATTTGTAATGGAGTGAAGAACGATGAAATTCGCTGGTAAATATGCTAATACAATCAGCAGAAATCCAGTAGCTTCTGCAGTGGCTGGCGGTCTTGGTGCTGCTGGCCTTGCTACCTTAGGAAATATTGTTTCTGGGCAAGCTGCTGAAGAAGACCCTGGTCGATTAAGCATTGAAGCATTAGGTGCAGGTGCACTGGGAGCTACTTTAGGCTCACAAATTCCAGGTCTGCGAGGAAAAGCAGCTAGTGCCATGCGTAATATAGGCGCACTTGGCCTCAATAATCCAGGTGCTCTTGCACGTCGATCAAGGATGTCACCCGCCGAAATTCAATCAGCTGAATTTGCTGGCGATATATTAAACGCAGCCGTTCAAGAAGGTGCTGATCCTAATGTCTTGAGGAACGATCTAAAAACAAGTCTGCGTAGAGGTCAAACACTTATTAACACTGCCGGAATTCCACTTGGGTTAACAGCTGCAGGTGGACTTGGTGGCATGGTTGGTGGTGGTGTAGCCAATATGGCACAAGCTGTTGGTGTGCCAGGATTTACAGATCAACGTATTGATCCCGAATCTTACGGATCTAGCAATTCTCCAGGTGCCCGGTACAAACAAACAACAGGCACTGCGGGTATTAGTAACTATCAACGATAGTTAAATTAATACCTGCTAAAATTTTTATAGATAAGGACAGTTGTACGTCTGAATCTTTTCACCATACATCCTGCAATATAGGAGGATAAACTAAAGTGTTTATTGATACCGATTTTCCAAAGATCTTAGGTGCAGAACTTTACCGTCCTCACCCTGCTTACATCTGCGAGATGGCCGTAGAACCAGTAGTGGTTCATGACTTTACTCGTCAGCCTGGTCAAACTGTTCAACTTGATCGCTACAAATTCTGGGGCACTCCTGGTACTAAGGATAGCCGCGAACGTATTTCCGATCAAACCATTGGTACTGCTAACAGCCGTAACATCACCAAGGAAAAAGTCCTTGTGGTGCTTAAGGAATACACTGGCCCTGCGGATCCTTCTGATCCTACTCAGCCTAGTACCTTTAAAATTGCTCGTGAAACTCTGATTACTGCTCAGCGCATGTTGCTGGACACAGGTAATCTGAATATGTTCCACCAGTCTATTGGCTCCCTTACACTTCTTGATGATTATCGCCGTTGGCGTGATCGTGTGTTTATTGATGAACTAGCCAAAGCAGAAGCTAATGGCGAAGCATCAACATCACAAGGTGGTTACTACTTCCCAACTGGTGCAGCTAAGGATTCAAGTGGCCGTATTTCTTACACCACTGCTCAGTACACAGCTAATTCTCAACAGTTTCATGTATCTACTGACCTGTTGAATGTTGTTAAGGATCTCCGTAAGCGCAACGTACCTACCTTTTCTGATGGTCTGTATCGTTGTATTTGCGATCCTACATTCATGATGCACCTGCGTCGTGATGCTGACTTCCGTGAAATTGCACGTTATTCAGGTAATCCTGGTCAAGGCATGTATATGTCTGGCAATCCCATGATGCCTAATAATGCTAGTTTCTACCAAGGTCCTCAAGCGGGTCAAGGTTACTTCCTGGCTGGTGAACCTGTAATGCCTACTGGCGTTCAGTTTGAAGGTGTTAAATTCTATGAATCTACCAACTTCCCAACCAAGAATATTACAGCTAGCTTTACTGATTCTCCTGCTTATACTTCCCAGGAAGTAGCCCAAGGTTTCTTCTTTGGTCCTCAAGCAGTAGGCGTAGGTGTTGGTGGTCCTAATGCTCAAGTTCTCATTAACAATAATGATGACTTCAGCCGCTTTATCATTCTTATCTGGCAACTGTATGCTGGTTTTGAAATCCTGAACAAGGACTTTGTTACCACTGCTTACAGCTTCGTTAGCGATGACGGCATTCTTTGATACAATAAATAAAACAACAAGGAGAAATAAATGACTTATTTGACTTCCAAAAAGATCTACCCTGGTAACTGGGTAGAAGCTCTTAATGGCTGGTACAAAAACTTTGATTCCACTGGTGCCGGTGGAACTGCAGATGCATCTAAGGCTGGTCCTACATCTGTTCTAGCTATTCCTGGCTATCGTTACTTTCAGCAACGTGGTTATGTTCCTATAACCTGGGTGTCTGGTGATTCTGCTACTTATGGTCAAACCATGAGTGTTATCATCCCATCTCCTTATAGGCAAGATGATACCCGTACTGATATTACCGGAATGGTGATCAGTGGTAATTCTGTCCAAGCAGGCTATGTTTACCGCGCTGCAATCTCAGTGGGTTCTGGCTGGGGAGACAATCGCGTTGCTTCTGGTGTTTATAACACTACTGGTAACGTAGTTGCGTTTGGTCGTAATAGCTCTGGTCCAGTTGCTGCTTCTGGTGAATCAGTTGCTGCTGCTGTACTATCTTCTACTGTTTCAGGTGAAGGTGCTGGTACGGTTTATTTTGCAGGTGGTAGCCAAGGTTTTGGTTCAGTTCCTGTATTTATTGGACCTGCATCTGGCTTACAAATAAACCCTGGCTCAGGTTTCGTAAACAGTGGTGCTGTATACAAACAGATCACCTCTGCTGAAACCTTTAAGGTATACTCTAAAGCTACTGCTGATTCCACTTCTGTTGCAGGCGGTGTATACATCTCCGCAGCAGACAAAAATGCTGGTCTAACCGGCTATTTGTTTGTGGAAGTTTGTTACCTGGTTCCTGATAACGCTCCTGATTACAGCGATCTAGAAGCTTATCTTAATAATCGGACCGTCAGTTCGACTTAATTAAGGTAAACTAATACCAGAACACCTGGTACCCATGCTTTATCAACACACCAAAACCGGCGCTCGGATTAAAGTTATCAGTGAATGGGATAATGGCGAATGGTTCATGGTCGAAGACCAGGACGGTCGCCTTTATACCGTTTACAAGACTGAAATCAAGCCGGATGAGTCAGCCAATAAAACGGTTAAGACTCTACAGGTAAAAGATAAAGCAGCAAAGGAAGCACCCCGTGCCTTTCCCCCAGATCATCGCTTGAATCTTAATTCAGCAACCGCTCAAATGATTGCTGATCATATTAAAGGGATTGGTCTCAAGACAGCACGTGAGATTAAAGACATACAGATGAGTCTTTCTGGTGAAAAGTTCAGTAATCTAGATCAGTTAAAACAGATTAAACGTGTTGATTGGGATTCTGTATTTGCTGCTGATCTGGTAAGAGTATGATGTAAGCCCTGCTTCGGTGGGGCTTCTTCATTTTAGAATTGAAATAAAGTAGTAAAATGACAAATTCAGGTGGTAGGTTCTTTGTAGGGAATATTGGCAGTACTGGTACAGCCACTGGCCCCCATATTCATCTCACTGCAAGAGATCGAAAAACAGGAGCTTTAATTAATCCTGATACTATTAAAACTCCCTTCCTAGGTGTTCAGATAGGAGAGAAAAGAACACCTTTGGTTAGACGTAATGCTGCAGGTGGTCTTGAGTGGAATCCAGAGGCAGGATTAACAATTACTTCAAGATTTGGAAAAAGGGACGCGCCTACTGCAGGAGCATCAACGTACCATCAAGGGATAGATTTTGCTGGTGCAGCTGGAACCCCTGTTCGTTATCAAGGATACGGCAAAGCATTACCTATACCAGGAGCAGGTGGTTATGGTAATCTTATGACGTTTAACACAGCAGATAATAAATATGAATTAGGTTTTGGACATATGAGTAAACTGGGACCAGAAGCCCAAGTATACGCATCAAATTTAAATACAAAGCCAACTGCGCCTGTATTACCAGCATCTGATTTTGCTGTTTATAATCAGGGACAGCAAGCAGGACAAGGGTTAGGTGCCTTAGCAACATTAGGTTTTATGAGTAAATTATTAGGGGATGCAAAAAGCAGTAGGAGTAGTTCCAGTGGTTTGTATAGTAGTTTAATAGGATCTTTATTAAAACCTGAACAAAATACAACTACTGATTTTCTAATGAATTATATGGCGCAAAATCCTTATGAAGTATAAGGTTGATTATTGCACCTATAATAAAATAACGATGGTAACAAGAAGTGCAGCTATCTGATTTTGACAAAAGTAGAGTAAGGTATCATCTAGGATATTTTACTGTTTCTATTCCAGCGGGAGACTACGCTCGTCTAGAAGAAGCATTGAATACTGTACCAGATTCTTATTTCTACAATAAGATCACTATTCAGATTGGGCGTTGTGATACAGCAGAGAAGAAAACTGAAGTTGCAACATCTCCTTCCACAAGAATTGAAAGCATCCTTGGAGACGTAGACCGTACTATCCGATCTTCTAATGCAAAAGAAGCCCTTAAAGTATGGGATGAAATATACTTGTATGAAACAAATCGGCTAGCAATGATTCTTTATGTGCCAAATTATAAAGATCCATTCCAAGCACGTTATCGTTATGAACGTTCAGGTGCTGAATATATTCAAGCATTACCTGGACCCGCTGATACTGCCGTAGGTAGTAATCTTTATCTTCACGTAAACCACAGGTAGTATCATGAATCCACTTCAATTTTTAAATGCAATAAAAGGATATGGTGCTAAAGCAGCTCCTCGAGCTTTAGTAGACACTATTACTGACCCGTTAACATATCGAAAATTAGCAGTAGATGCTGAAAAATTATTAGGTCGTAATCTTCCGCCCCAGTTTGCAGGATCTAACTTTGGTAATATCCCTACTCGTATCACGGGTTTGCTTAATGACCTTTCTGGAACTTCTGGTGCTCAACGAGCTGTGCAGGCTGCAGGAGCAAATAGAGCCATTCAAGCACTGAATGTACCAAATCTTGCTAGAACTGTTACACAAACCGCTGAAGGTCTATTACGGGCACCGAGTATCGGGCAAGGATTAACACGGCAAATAACAACTCGTTTACCTGAAGCAGCTCAAGCTCTTGATCCTTTTGCACGAGATTATGGTTTAACTAGAGACCTAATGAAAAGAGCAGGAGGAGGCATGCAAAGTGTTGCCGAATCTCTTCTTCCGAAACAAGCATTTAATCCTATTGGAGGTGTCGGTGGTTTAATTCAAAATTTAAATAAAGCAGCTAGCCCATTGTTTCAATCTTCTAATATCGTTAAAAACATCCCTGGAATTGGTTCTTTACCTGGGTTTGCACGTAATATGTTGATACCAGCATCCCCTGCTGGTGTTGCATTTGCTGTAGCTGGATTAGAAGGGTCATCTCCACAAGGATTTGATAATTGGAGTCAGCTTGGCTATAGATCAAAAGAAGATATGCAGAATAGGGTAAATACGCAAACAACAAAAGAAGGAATAATAGACACAGGACGTTATATTCCTGGTTACCAACAAAAAACTATTTTTACAAAACAAGTTGATTCAGCACCTCCCGTTACTACTCCCCCTGTTAATCCAGTATCTACGCAAGCAGGTGCTCTAAATACTGGTATAGGATCACCAGATCAACGACGTGTAATAGAAGAACGTAATTATCAAACACAATTAAGTAATGCTAAACAACAATATGCCACACCTGATCCTATGTCTCCAGACTTTCAAGGATATCCAAATGAATTAGCTGCTCAGTATGGATTAGAGCGAGCCTACGGCGAAGAATTAAAACAAGCTGGAACCTTAGTACCCCAGCTACAAGAAGCAGGAGCAGGCGCTGGTATGACAGCTGAGAACTTTGCAGCTTGGGCTAAAGCGAACCCAGGACTTGCTGTACGTCTACTAAGTCAAGGACAAAGAAACTAAAATGGCACCTAAAACCACTAACCAATTTGGTATCCCAGGAAATGTTTTTAGGAACATGCTCCAGGTAGCAACATTAGAAGCAAGAGATCCAGCAAAAGGAGCTAGTCCTGGCACTGTGGCATCGATGATTAATCGTTATCACAGCCCTAGTTATGGAAGTAATGTAAATAATTGGTTAATTCCAGGTCAATATGCTGTAATGGAAAAACCTGATTTCAGTAGAACAGATCCTTCACGTGCTGTTTCTTATTACAATTCACCTGCGGGGCAACAAGAGCTTTTAAAAACAGGACAAGCCCTCCGTGGAGCAACTGATTTTCGATCTACGTCTTACTTGGATAAGACTGGTAATTTGTTTAAGTATCAAGATAACTTAATTCCTGCAATGGTTGGAGGAACACGTAAATATTTAACTCCTAAAGAATTACAAAGTACAGGTGCTAAACCAGACTATAGTGAAAATACTTTTTTCAATGAAACTAAAAAACCCGCTCCATCAAAGTGGTGGGAGACATACAGAGATCAATCAGCAGCTCCTACTTCAGCACCACCGGTTCAAACAGCAATAGGTGTAAACCCAGCCGATGTACAATCAAAAGTATTAGCTGGTAATTTATTCGGAGGAATGACAATGGAAAGCCTTATGAAACAAGGCATACAAGAAGAACTTTTAACTAATTTGATTCAACCAGAAGAAGATAAAACCAATTTATTTGCTCAACTTTTAAATCAAACTAGACCATATTACAGTTGAATAAGCTAGAATTTAAATACGAAGAATTAAGGTAAGGAACTTGTCATCTACTTCCACAAATAAACAACCTCTGTTTATTGATCGTCCTTTATTTGATACAGTTCGTGTAACGACACAGACAGTTGGTAGTGCAGGTTCTAATACATTAGAAGTGCAAGGGGGGCAAGCTCCTTCTATTCTTGTCGATGTAGATGCTGCACTTAGCGATGATACAAACAACGGTGTTGTTGTAGACGCTATTACAATTACTCGTAGTGATTTTTATAGACCTGCAGATTACACTCTGAGTGCGAGTACATCAGGTACTGTTGTTTCAATTGCAAGTGGGCAAATTATTAATGTAACAACAACAGGAAGTTTCACTGGTGCAGGTGTTGTTGAGAGTGGTGTTGGTCATTACACATATACAGGATCAACTACATTAACTGGCGTTAACACAACACTTCGTTATTCAGGTGGTACTTCTTCAGGCTTTACATATAAAGGTGTATCTTATGGGCAACAACCTGCCGTAACTTTTGTCTTTTACCAAACCCGTGGTACAACAGTACCGATCCCTGCTTCTTTTGATTATCATATATTGTTTTCTAAGACTGTTACTGATGGGATTGATACAATCGATTGTTCAGATGTAATGCCTCAGTTGGCGACTCCTGTCATGTCAGCGGGTAATACCAGTGGGTTAGGCAACACTGCGCCACTACGTAACAAAGGAATCTACCTGGAACGAGGCGACCGTTTATATGTAGGTGTATTCCCTGATGGTCCTAATGTTGGTGGATACACTCCAGGGGCTTATGTGTATGCACAAGGTGGCTTCTTCTAATAATGCCTTTTAAAGGTAATGATAATTTTGGATTCTTTGGTAGACCGAAAGATTTTAAACCTTTTGAAATAAAGCCGATCACCACAGAATTTTCACAAGGTGGTGTGCCAGGGTCGATTACTGTGTTAAACAGAGAATCAGCATGGGCTAGGTGGCGTCGTGGCTATGAAATATTCTCTTCTAATATCTATAACAATCCATATGAATTTAAATTTATTTATAATATTCCTTTTCCTTCTGGCACAATAACCCCTTCTGGTTCTAATCCAACATCCGTAGTCTCAGGTGCATTTAAAGGTTTTCCAACACGTGCAAAAGAATTTGGAATGCATTGGACGGGGTTAAGACGAGGAGGAAATATGCGTACAGATCTATTACTTGATTCAGCGGGTACCAGACTTTCTGTTGCCGGTATAACAGAAGACTCTTCTTATTGGTACATACAACTAGCCGGAACTTGGAGCTCAGGTAATCCTTTACCTTCTCCTTTATTTGCTACAGTATCTGGTATAACAACACCTTTGAAACCAACCAATGGTGAAATACTAGAAGACAGAATTCTAACCATTAGTGGAGAAGTGCTTACACCAGATTCTATTAATCCTGATACACAAAAAAGATATGGTTATGTCCAAGCTGTTCTAGCAGATGTCATTGAAGATACGGGGGTTTTAAAATTAAAGAAAGCAGGATCAGTAGAAGTCACACCTGATAAACAATTCTTAACCCCCTCAACAAAGCCTCCTGCTATTGGACGATTTTTACTGACAGGCAATAGATATGCTTGTACGTGTCAAGATTTTACACGCAGAGCATATACCTTCATGACAACAATCAATGATACAAGTAAAACCAAAAGAAGAAAATATTTTCCTTACTCTAGTGTTGCTTCTGTTAAGCCAGGTAGGCACGAAGATACTTTGATTGATGGTGTACAGAATAATAATGCAATGGTAACATCTTTAGAAAACAGATCTTTGAATGTACAAGCGCCTAGTGCATCGTTTATACTACCTGATTCAATTGCAACATCAGATGTAAACCGTCTATCAACAAGAGATAATCCTGGTATCTATCAAGATTTTGGAGCCACATATAAACGTAACATAGAAGCCCCATCTCTCCCTGGTAATAAACCAGATGGTTTACCTGTATACGCAGATTACACTGCTTCGCAAGATGTCATAACTTCGTTAGGAGATTATTGGGAACCAGTATTAGACGAAATGCGTTATTGCAAACATGTCTACGCACTTAAATTTGCAGAAAGAGTATTTCCTCCTGAGCCTTCCGATTATCCTGTTGAGTATGAATCAATGGCAGAATGGGAGCAAACACTGGTACAAGAAGCAGAAACTAATCAACAAAAATATGAAACTTTTCAAGTAACCAAAAACTCTCTAAGTTATATGGATGTTCCTCCTTATAACTGTCAGTCACCAACTGTTGCACCTATGTTACAAAAACTATTTAATATTCCTAATCAAATCATATTCTTGTCAGGGTTCACCATGATAGATAAGACAGGTCGTACATATGTACCAGCCTCAGGTGAAAGACCTTCTCTTTAATTTTTTGTAGTATAATACAACAAAGGTTTTAACCTTGTAAGTTTAAAGACCGACAAATTTTGCATTTAGGGTTGGTCTTGTCTATAGTCCAGGTAAAAATATGATCCTCTCCCATGACCCACGTAATTTCTCCTCCTCTAGATCAGAGGATAGTTGACGATTTTTTCCAGCTGGCACAAAGCAGAAAAACCTATAAGCTAGCCTGGTTTTACGGCATGCTTGCTACATTTGGTGTAAAAGCTGAACACCTTAGAGGGTTCACCTGGAATCCAGATGGTACCATTACTATCCAAACCAAAAAGAAACCGATTCGACCCATGCACCCGCAGTGGGTTTTCTTGTTTCAACTAAAAGAAAAACAGCCTTCAAATCTTGAAGACTGTTGGAAAGATGCTTGGTTACTTATCTATAAAGCAATGGCATGTAAAGAAATTCAATGTAATGTATTTGAACTTCTGTTAGCCTATAAGATGCGTAAAGCCTTCTACAGCCCTGTTAAAGCATCGAAGGTGCCAGAACCTGCTCTTGCTTGCTCATAGTCTTCTGGACGGCTCTGTGGTTCCACAGATAACTGTCTTTGGAATAGGTTTTACCTTTGAAGGCAGCATAATGACGTCCAAGCCTTAGTGTGCCGTCATCTCGCATACAAAGAAGATCCTTGCGAGGAACGTTAAGAGCCTCTGCCATTTTGTTGGTAGTCAACCAGCCAGTGGGTGTGGACATAAAATAAAAGGCTTTGTACATATTTACAATACACAAAAGAGCACCCTGTTGCAAGGGCTTAACAAAGGCTTTAGAAGTTTACTTTTTGTCACAGAGATTGGGGCATCTTAAAATTAGGCAATGGCAATTATAGAGTATGTTTGCAACAGAGCATGACCCTCTCGCCCTTCTAGTTGAATTAACACCGAAGCTTGCTAAAAGACGTTTTCGAGAAGAGATATACAAATCGTGGGGCCACTGTTGTGGATATTGTGGTGCTACAGCAACTAGTCTTGACCATATAATCCCACGCTTTAAATCTGGTTCTAGTAACAGAAACAATCTTTTACCTTCTTGTCAGCAATGCAATAACCATAAAGGCAGTAGTAAAATGGAAGAATGGTATACATCACAAGACTTTTTTAGTGACGATAAATTACAAAAGATTAAAGATTGGAGAAACCAAGAAATCTTTGATCTTTTCCAGTACACTAGTGATTATATTATTAATGAATTAAACAGTAAAAATGCCTCCTGATTTTAACTGGCAGAGCTATCTAAACGCTAATCCTGATGTAGCTAATGCACTGGGGTACAGTGAAGATGCTGCTGTCAACCATTATTTAAATCATGGGCAATATGAAAATAGACCTTTAAGTTTTGATTGGGAAAGTTATTTAAACGCTAATCCTGATGTATCTAATGCATTGGGATACAGTGAAGATGCTGCTGTCAGACACTATAGAGAATATGGGCAAAAAGAAAACCGTCAGTTAACAGGTTCTCCTCCCCCTCCTCCTCCTACACCTACTACACCTACTACACCTACTACACCTACTCCTCCCCCCACACCTACACCTCCTAATGTTTCAATAGGAACAATAGGT